GCACCTCGTCGTACTGATGCGGCTCATAGGACTCGGATACGACTCCGAGAACCTCGTGGCTGTCATCACGGATGATTGCCTTACGGTTCGGAACCGTAATCAACTCGTGATGATTCGGCGCGTGAATGGATTCTCTGCCACGCACGAACATCGGCACTTCCATTGCCTTCCACGAGAAGAGACGACGACGCACATCATCCACAGGAATCGCCTGCGGATAGTGATTCGGTTCGCTTCCCTGAGCCGAAGCGCGGTGATGCCACGCTTGGCCTCTCTTGTCGGTGAACCCAATCAGAACATTCTGATTGAGCCACTCCATTGTTTCGGTACTCACGGTTATTTCTTCCCTTGTCTGTCGCACTGAATGATGTTGTAGAGCAACAGCGCCGCGCACGACATAGCGGCGATGAACCCTCCTACGGACGGAATAGGTTCCGTACCTTCGGCCTCAAGCCCACCAGCACAAGCAAGTGCTATGAGCGTAAGAATCAGAACAACGAACATCTTCGCTCGTTGCCACTTGCGCCAATCAACTACTTTCACGACTGCTTCCGTTCCGCCGGGGTGAGGAAGAGTTCTTCTTCCGTCAGTTCCAGCAGGTAGTCATCGCTGTCGTTGATGAGTTCCACCGCGTCAAGCGCGGTGCGAGTTCCGAGAGAAGCGTGTTCATCACACAAGTCCTCGGCCTCGTACTGCGTGACCGCCACTATCGCGGTCACCTTGAAGTATCGCATCTTCATTACTTGTTCCTCTCTGTGTTGTTCGCCTGACGCCGGGTGGCGGCAGGAACCTTCTCGCGCCATATCTGGCGCTCTTGTGGCGTGAGGTACGGCATCTCAAGTAGGCGAGCCACGCTCTCTTCGGTGCGGCAGTTCGCCTTCGGTTGCTTGACCGCGACCGTGCGAAGCGCGACACCATACTGCGTCAGCGTGAGGCCGCGTTGCTTGGCGCGTTGCCGCATCCAGACATTGAGTTCTGCCGGACCTGTGGCGAACCAGAGGAACGCGCCGAGTTGTTGCTCGGACTCGCAGAGCCAGATGTCTACGCCGATGGTGTTGCCTTCTTCGGTGACGGTGTCGTAGCGGCGGTACTTCGCGCCGCCTGAACGCTTCTTCACCGTCTTCGGTAGGCGCACCGAGTCAAGTGACGAGGCGAGAACGACGAGGTCAATATCACCGACAGTCTCAGCCTCGCGGCGCAACGAGCCTGCGAGATGGCAGGCCTTCGCGCTCAGCAGGATGTGATTGCGGATGAGTGTCGCGGTGGCGTGAGCCTCAGCGAATGGGATACGCGCCTTCGTCATTTCGGCGCGTCTTCCGTGAACGCTTGTACCATCTCAACAAGCGCCTCACGGTCTGCTTTGGCTTGGGCGATTGCCTTATTGATGAGGCCGAAGAGTTCATCATCGGACTCCGTCAGGTCAATGCCGTACTCCTCAGCGAGTGCGACGAGGCGAACCTTCGCGGTGGTGAGTGCGGAGACGACACGCTTCATCGCGTGGTCTGCCTGACGCGCCTCAGCGGTGCGGCGGCAGTGCGCCTCAATCTGTTCACGGTGGCGCTTGCGCGTGGCTTCAACAGCCGCGACCGCCTCCGCTGGAATGTGGATGTTCATTACTTGTTCCCTTCTGTGTTGATGTGTGGATGTACCCAACCGCAAGAGCAAGTGTTCTCTCCTACGGCTATTTCGTTGGCGCAACGCCAGCAGTAGCAGGCGCGGCGCATCCGCTCTGACCGGGGCAAGAGGCCTCGGTCGTGAACGGCAACCCAATGGCTCGCCTTCTCGTGCGCCGAAGTGAAGACCTCGGCGCACGAGACGCAAGCGAACTGTTTGGCGGTCATCGTTAGAAGTTGTCCGAGACGAACTCTTGGGCGATGATGGCGCGGATAGCGCGTTCGTCGTTGCCCCAACCGTCGCGAACCCATCGGGTGAGGATGTAGTTGCTGACCTCAGCAGGCGTGACGAAGCCGTATGGGTCAGTTCCGTCATAGAGGAACTCAACCTCGGTGCGAAGTTTGCCGAGCGCGAGTTGGCAGTAGCCGAAGAGTTCGGTGTACCACTGAGCGCGGAGAGCCTTCAACGCATCGTTGTTGCCGCGAGCGTGAGCGCGCAGTTCCTCAATGCTGGTGATTTTCACGCCAGCATCTTCCGCCTTGTAGAGCGGTCGGAGACCGCGATAGTCAGCACGGCCAGTCTCTTCGCGTTCCGCGTAAGCGGCGGCGATAGCGGCCTTGTGTTTCTCAAGGCGTTCCTGTTCCTCGCGCTTGGCGTTGCTCTTCGCGAGAGCGACACCGTATTGGTCACCGTGATAACCGAGCGCTTCGTTCAACGCTTTCTGAACCGCGTAGCGGTCGTAGGTTTCGCCAGCGACGGTGATTTCAGGAACGCCGAGCAACACCGGGCGGTAGTCGGCGTAGAAGTGATAGTCCTGCGCGTCGTACGGATTGGTGCGGAAGGTTGCGCCGACGAGGTTTTCATCGCGGTCGTAGTAGGCGCGTACCACTGTGAACGGTGAGAACGAGCCGACGAAGTAGCAATCCATCAGGTCGTAGCACACCTCAACGAGGTTGTGATTGATGAGACGGTTCGGTTCACCTCGGCTTGAAGTGGCGCTGAGTGTTCCGACCGTAGCGCTATAAACGCCTTTCATCTCGCTGAAGTTTTTTGCCATACGAGCAACCTTGAGACGGTTGTTGACTGCTACTTCCTCACGGAAGACGAGGCCGGGTTTGACCTCAGTGGTGGATGTGGACATTGATTGTTCCTCTCTGTGTTGGATATTGCTGGTGGATATTGCGGTGGTCATTGCTTGTTCCCTTCTGTAGTTGGTATTCATTACCTCATCAACGGATGCTGATGAGAGATGGTCGGTGGTGAGCATTAGTACTTGCCTGTTCCGTGACAACGGTTGCAAGTCCATCCGGTCGCACGCCAAGTCTCTGAGCCGCCAGCACCGTTACAGCGCGGACAAGTGTTGGAGGCCTTGAGTGCGGCCAACTCAGTGCGCCGTCGCTTACGGTCAGCCTCGTTGATGGCGCGAGACGCGGCTTGATTACGCGCCACCTGTTCAGGAGTGGGCTTGTTCGCTTCCATCTCAGCGCGGCGCGTTGCGCGCATCTCATTCACGCTGGCGTAAGCCGTGCCGCATACCGCGTTGTATCGGCTCAAGCAAGTGTGACCGCGATGTAGTTCAACCTGAGTGAACTTCTGATGGTGAGCGTTCCATTCGCTGTGCGGCATATCGCACTCTGAACCCGGTTGCGAGAATGTGACTACTTCAGAACAACTCAGACGGCCAGCGCCGAGTGTCGGGTCGTAGTCGCCAGCGCCAGCGGCAACGAACGCGCCACAGTAGTGGCAGTTACCTGCGTAACGATTCCTCATCCCTGATTATCCCTTCTGTCGGGCGACCGCCTCTCGGCCGCTTGACTCAAGCCTACCGCAGGCGGCCGAACCTTAGGCGTTTCGCTAAGAACCTCAGGGATTGGAACGATTCCGAAGGCTCAGCCCGGCGAAACCCCCAGCAGGGAACGATAGGCGCATTTGCCGCGCCCATCCCCCGATTCACGCATCAACTCGCGGCATATCGCGTCACAGACCCCACTGCGACCATCCTTGCGCGTAGTCAAAGATGGCGAGTGCGGCCTTCAAGTTGATTTCGGGTTCGTAGAGGTCATCGCACCTTGACAGGATGCCTAACGACTGTAGATAACCCTGTGGATAGTAACGCGAACCCTGACACCAGAATCCGTTCACTTGCGCCAATCCGTGACTACCACCGTTCGGGTCGTAGGGGTTGTGGACATCTGTAAGACAGCGCGATTCCTTCCACAAGACGCGCTCAAGCATCGGAAGGTTCACTTCACGCCAGCCGACGCTGACCGCGAGGCCTAGCCATTCCGCGCACTCAGGATGCGCCGCAGGCGGAAGCGTCGTCGTAGTCGTTATCGCCGGGGCAACCGTAGTCGTAGTCGTGGTGGCTTTGACGGTTGGCGCTGGCGCAACCGCGTTACTGTCGGCGGCGGTGAACAACCCCACCACCATCGCTAATGAAACGCCTAAGGCTTGAAGTTTGTTCATCGTGCCTTCCGATACTCGTCTATCGCCGCTTGCTGTTCTGCGGCTGTGTAGTGGCCTATTGACTCAATCAGTTGCGCCTCTGTGCGCCCGGTGTTCCGCATCGCCGCGCCGAACGAACGCGCCGCGTTATGCGTCGTGACCTGAACACTAGCCGATTTCGTTTCAAGATTGTCTGACCAGCGTTCACCGTTCAGCCAAGTGGCAGGGTACGCGACGAACCGTTTCTCGCTGACGGACTCACCGTAGGCCTTCGCCGCAGTAATCAACTCCGCCACCGGGGGAAGCGTTCCCTGCTTCGCTAAACGGTTCCACACCTTCTTCGCGGAACCCTTAGCAACCTTGCGAGGGTACGCATCCCAGAATGACTCAAAGTCAGCGTCAAGAGTTATTGACGGTTCATTACGGTTAATAATAGGTACGGAAGTGTCCGCGAATGGGGTTTCTCGTCGTGGCGAATGGGGATTTGTTGAATGGGGATTCCCTGAATGGGGTTTCAGTTGGTAGGTAATCGCGTTACCCCGACCGTGTGCCGCCTCCAGAATCTCCACAAATCCATCCTTGACCATACGCCTAATCGCCACGCGAACGAAGTTCTCGGAACAGCGAGCCTTCTTCGCCAGCGTCTTCTGCGATGGGAAGCAAGTACCTTCATCGTTAGCGAAATCAGCAAGCGCCAGATGTAGAAGCAACGCCTCACCCCGGTACGGCGAGTGCGCCCAGACAATCGCCATCATCCTGATACTCATTCGGTCGCCCCGAACAGCAACGCGAACTGAGACAGCCGCATCAGCACGATTCCCTCTTGCGTATCGTCAGGCATCGCCACCATCACGAACGGCCGTATGTCGCCTATCGCTTTGGCTTGCGCCGACTGCTTCTCAGCCGCGAAGAACCGGGTCGCTATCGGTGACACCTGAGCGCCCGACTTCACTTCCATCCGCAGGTGGCCTCCCCAATGCTCTTCGTGCCGCGTGTTCGCGCCAGAGATACCGAGTTTCTTCCTAGCCCGACGCGCCTTGCTATCGCCTTTCGCACGGTTCCGCTTACCGCGAGCGCGAGGGTCGCCGCAACCGCGAACCCGGCGCTTACCGTCACGACCTGCCTTACCGAGCAGACCGAATAACGGACACTTCTCTTTCAGCGAACAGCGTTCAGCGTCACCCTGACATTCACCTTTGCGTTCTTCCATCTTCCCTCCATAAGAATCGGTTCACTTCAATCCGCCTCTTCAATCTGCGTTCGTTAGGCGTAAGACCACCGAACAACCCGTACCTATCTCCTGTTGCGACGAAATCATCCGCCAACAGCAGGCAAGATTCCCTCACCGGGCATTGCGAGCAGACCTTCTTCCCTTCCATAAACGCTTTGTCTCCGCCGCTTTCAGGGAAGAACCATTCCGTAGGTAACCCTACGCAGGCCGCCTGATTGCGCCACCGTTCAGACCTGAGCATCGGACTCTCCGTTCAACGCGGATAGCGCCGCCTTGATACAGAACGCCGGGTCGTAGGCCTCGCAGTCAGACGCTTCAAGCCAACTGATAGCGAGGTCAATCCTGCCTCGTAGCAGTTTGGCGCTGGTGCGCGTCGGCTCGTCATAACGCTCGTTCGCTATGTAGAGATACCTGAACCGTTTATGAACATACGGATGCGACCTGTTGATGGTGTGCCGTAGTTGGAACACTTCCCCGGCCTGATGAAGCACCGACAGCGATGCCGACACCTGACCGTGATGAAGCCCCAACCCTTCGCCCACTTCAGCCCAAATTGCGCCTTCAGGCTTCTCGTTGAGATACGCGAGGATTCGGGCTTGGCGTTCCGTGACCGTGCCATCCAACGCTTCGCGTTGAGCGCGAGCGATAGACGCAGGCCGCGTCACATAGCCCTCCGTGCCGAGGTACGGCAGTTGAGTCTCAGCCATTGAGAACCGTCTCTTTCTCCATAACGACACCGTCACAGAGCAGGCGCTTGCCGTAGCGAGCGCTCAGGTTGTAGCCGTGATAGATGAGATACGCCTGATATCGGCGCGTTCCCTTGAACACGGTGCGGTACTTCTCTCCGCGCTTACGCAACTGAACCTCATAGGTGAGTTCAGTCTCAGGGTCTTTCGGGTTGCGCCCGACATAGGTGAGATAGTGAGTACGGCTCACAGCAGATTCCTCCGTTTCGCTTCGGCTCTCATCAGGTCATCACGCTCATAGAACGAGGCCTGCGCCATCCACCACAATCGGTCAGTGATACTCACATCGCGGCGGCGGATTGCGTCAAGCAATTCGTTGTCGCCCATCCGTTCTAGGGCATTCAGATACTTCGTGGTCACGGTCACCTTCCCTGATTCATCAGTTCGTTGAGCAGGCCTGAGGCTTCCTTCTTCGTGAGTTGCGCCGGGTCGCTGATGGTGCGCCCGATTCGCTCACTCGCGAACGCCACGATGTTGATGCTTCGTTCTGTAGCGAGTTTGTTCAGCAACCTGAGTTGCGCGTCAGAGATGTTCACCGACGACACCGTCGCCTTCTGCTTCATCTCCTTGCCACGCTGGTCGGCGCGAGCAATCATTTCTTCTCGCGTCGGCTTGAACGGAATCGGTTCCTCATCCTGCTTCGTGAAGCCTTCCGATTGACGGTTGCGTACCTCTTCGGCTGACGCAATCTTCTGCGTATCAGCCGCTAGAGCCGCGATGATGGCGCGACCCCAAGCACTCGTCTCGGCGTTCATCAACTCCGAGTCCTTAGTGAAGGTAGTCCGACCGGGGAACGGTTCCCACGCGACACCGATTCCCGGCTTCGGGTCTGACGAGTCACGGTACGCGGCGGCCGCATAAACGATGAACATCCGTTCACCGATAGCGACTACTTCATACGGCTTCTCTGGATTGACAGGTTGAAGCGAACCGCTTGGGTGCTTCTCCCTGAAGATGCGGATGCGTTCTGCGACATCCACATAACCGCTTAGGTCAAATGACATTGCTTATTCCTCCTGTTGATTGTTGTTGTTGTTGGTATTGCTTGCCCATCTCGGCAAGGAACAGCGTTCCGCCAAGACGACACCCATATCGTTCACGACCTCAACGCGACCGTTCAGAGAGCGTGACTCAATAATGAATCGGTTCGCGAGCGTGACCGCATCGCTGTCGCTATGCGCCATAAACTGCGCCGCGATACGCCGACCTGACGGTGGCGCTTCGTGATAGACGAAGAAGGTTCTCATTCTGCGGCCACCTTGTGAGTACGCATAACGCGGAACGGCTTACCTTGCTTCTCAAACGCGGCACAGATATCAGGATGCGCCTCACGGAGAGCCTTCGTATCAAGACTGCTTCGCCCGGCTTGTTCCTTCCACGACACCACCTTCTCGCCTCGGTAAGTACCGACCTCGTTGCTCTTCAACAGCAACGCGATACGGTCTTCCGCGAACTTCTTCAGCGTCTCGGCTTCCGCCGCCATCTCCTTCGCCCTGACTAACTCTTGTAGCCAGACCATCTCTTCGTGCGGTATCTCCGTAGTGGTAGGCGTGGCCTTCCAGATTGCGGCAACCGTAGACGCATCCATCGGCGTATCAAGGAAGTCGCTCGGCGGCTCGTTGGCTTCAACGGCCTGCGCGAACACTTCCGCAGTCTCAATGAGTTGCTTCTCCGCCTCAGGGTTCTCAGGGCAGAGGATGACGCTGATGCGTTGATTCTGGTCAAGTATCGCGAAGTAGACATCAGCCCCGGTGACGAGCCGTTGCGCCCATCCCTGCCACAGCCATTCCGCAGGTAGGTCTTCTTGGTCACCGATGCGGTAGCGCGTCGTGGTCTTGGCCTCAATCACAATCTTCGGGTTGTCCTCGTCATCCACACCGTCAAGCGAGATGATGAACCTTCCCGATTCGTACATCAGGTTCGGCGTGATGAACGGAACACCTAGCACCGCGCTCGCACCGTTGATAAGTGCTGGCTCAAGTAGGTTGCCGCGCCAGAACGCTTCCGTCTGCTTGCCGACCTGCGGCTCGCTGAGTTTCGCGGCGAACAGTTCAGGCCGGGTCGTGTACGGTGACGCGCCCATCAACGCTGGCGCTTCCGACGCGCCGAATACGACGCGACCATCCTCTGCTCTGTGTCTGCGCTGAAGCCATTCAAGACTTCCGTGCGGTGGCTTGATTATCTTTCGCATTGTTCCTCCTCGTGGCGGCTCGGTTGAGCCGTGACTTCAAGTATGGCGGTCGGGTGTCACGAGGTATGCCAAATGGAATGAGCAAGTAACGGCGAGCCAGCCGCCGACAGGAGGCATCGGCGGCGGCTCAAGCCGACGCAGGGGAGAAGGGAACCCTACGCGACTGAAGAAACTACCGTAAGACGCTTCACCATCGCAACGGGAATGAACAAGTAGCCGCAATAATGCTCAGCGTTGTTGAGGGATTGAGCAAGGACTACATAACCTTCCTTGAACCCGGCCAACAGAAACCCGACCGATTCACAAATCACCTCGTTAGTGTCCACCTCACTCAGCACATCCCAACCGTCTGATGAGAAAGCATCTGTCCATTCACAGACAACGAGTGAGTGCTTCATCACCACTTCTCTTTCTTGCGGTCAAGGCAGAAGATAGGCGCTTGAACCGTGATGCCGTGTTCAGGCGTAACTATCGCCATCGCTTGTTGCGGAACCTCGTGACCGAAGTTATTGATGAACGCATACTCATCCAAACCCTTCAGGCTTCCGTTCACGATGAGGCCGGGCGAAGGCAGATATTGATGCCAATGCCCCATCCACAGCGTCGTAAAGTTCTGACCTGTCGCGAGATACCGTTGCGCCTTCCGTGCGCGTAGACGCATAATCGGCGGATAGATACCACCGATACCTGAGCCACCTGTTGCTTGGTCGCCGTGAGTAACGAGTTGTCCGTGACCATAGATGTTGAAGAACGCATCAGCACCTTCAGGAATCAGGAACGAAACACGCTTGTCGTTCTGGAAGTGGCGTTCCATCATCTTCGCCAATAGCCAATCAAAGTTCGTTTTGGCGCGAAGTTTCATACGCGGCTTACGGCTCGTGCGGCCGTGATTACCGACGACTGCCGTGATGTGAACCTTCCCGAATTCTTCCGCGAGCAGGTTCGTCGCGGCGCATAGTTGCTCACTCCAGAACAACAGCGACCCAATCATCGTGTCCTCGTTCGTTTGCGCGAGTTCCTCGTGAATGTCACCTGAGAAGATGTCGCCACCGAGAATCAGAACGCATCCGTCATACGACAACCCGGCGAGATAGTGACGCGCCATCTTGACGAGGCCTTTCGCCCAAGCCTCAAGACGCATCACCGCAATCTCACGGTTGTAGCAGTTCAAGTAATCAACCTCTTCAGGTAGCACCACTTCATCAAAGTGCGTATCCGACAGCATCGCCACTACGGTCGCGGCTTTCGGTTTCGGCTTCGCCGGGGAGAGCCACTTCGGCGGCGATATCTCCAGCGTCTCCGTCTTCTCAATGACGGTGAGTGCGCGTTGCGCGGCCTCTAACTGACGCTGAAGTTCTGCGGCACGATGAACCGCTTGGTCACGCTCACGACGCAACAAGCGCGACTCACCGTTGCGTTCGGCGCTTATCTCGTCACTTAGAGACATTGCGTGTTATCCGATAGTTCCGAATCGCAGTCTGACTCAACGACACGCCACGCGCCCGAAGCACATTCTCAATCGTTCGCCCCGGCACAGCCACATCATTCAGCGCCGCCAGCAAATCTTTGCGGTCTTCGGCCGACAACTCAGCGAGAACCGAATCAACCCTAAGCGGTTTGACTTTCGCCTTGTCTCTCGCGTCTTTGATTTGTTCCGCTAACTTCCCCATCGTTCCCTCCGTTGTGCCAACTCAGATGGTCGTGTAGTTCCCTCTTCACAGTATCAACCTTCTTCTCGGTTCGCGCGGCAATGTCCTTGATGGCGTTCAAACGGATACGGACAATCGCGTGGTCTTCACGGTTCTCCTTCCGTAGCGACTGAATCAACGCGACCATAATGCCGCCCATAGTCGTAATCACCGCGACGATAATCATCGCCAATCCGTTATCCATTGGCTTCCTTCCACGCTTTCACCGCATCAGGAACCGCATCCCCAGCCACATAGCGGATATGCCAAGGCTCAGACTGAACTTCCCACGACCAACCGAACCGCGCACAGTTCTTCAACATCCACGCCAAACGCTCACCGCTAGCCGTATGGATATCTACGGCGATACCGAGGTTGTGATTACTCGTACCCGGTGCGGCCATCGGCGCGAAGCCGGGCTTCAAATACCAAGTCCTTCCATCCCACTGCCGCGTAGACGCACCCATAATCATCTCTGTCTGATAACGCTGAAGAAAGCCTGCCCTCTGCATCGCGATTGAACGGTAAGTGTCGCCAGCCGATGTCGGCTTGAACGGCTTGATACCGTCACCGATTGCGGCCGACCGTAGCGCGTGATACGCATCCGCCGCCAGATGGTGAAGCCAGCCGTGCGGCTTAACCTCACGCAACAGTTCCTTCGGTAGTTCGCCCGGCTTTACGCCACGCAGGTCAGCAGGGAGAACGACCGACCTGACGGGATACATAACATCACTTCTTCTTCGGCTTGCTCGCGCCTGAGAACGCTTCTTTGATTTCATCGTTAGATAAATCCCCATCCACCGACGCGGCGGCAAGTTTCTGAATCACACTAATCACGGCCATCGCGCCAGCCATAATCGCCGACTTCGCCACCGAAACCCCGATGATTGCCCCGGTCGTAATCGCAGGTAGAGCCGTAGCGAGAAACAGGCTGAATAGCCGTTGCCCGATATCAAAGAACTTCGCGAGGCTCGCGTTCTGCTTGATAATCATTTCATCATTCATCGCTTTCGCCTCCCGTCGCCGTTGTCAAAGCCAAGTGTAGCAATACCGCTAACGATGTGAGAACGACCGCCTGAATCAAAGTCGTACCTGTCAAGGTCAGCAGAACGAGGCCTGTGCCAGCCCACACCCAAACATTCTCAAGGAGATAGTCACGCCATTTCATCTACGCCGAGAGGATAACGGAATAACGAAGGTCGTGACTACAACCGCGTTCACCGTCTTGCGTTGCTCATCCGTAATCCGCGAACCGTCATCCCAATCCGCCTTACATTCATACGCCCATTCCCAAGGCGGACTTGTTTCAACTTCTCGGCACTCCAAAGTCTTCGCTTGAGCGCCCGGCGCGAACAAACTAAACGCGACAGCCGTAAACAACGCTACGAGGCCGCTCGGCTTCACTCAAGTAGTTATTCCGCTACTTCAATAACCGGGGAGACAAACTCATCGGCCTCAGCGTCATACTTATCGCCGATACCTGCGTACTTGCCACGAAAGTTGCCGTTGTACGAAGTCTGCTTCCAGCCATCGCCTAAACCACAAGCGGCAAGAAATTGTTGCCCGACAGATTCGCTAGAAGGGAAATCGCTACCGCACACATCGTTGTTCACCACAACGACAGTCTGCACGATGTTGTTCGTATCTAGTTTCGCAAAGTGAGCCATAAGCGTCTACCAAGTAATCGTTCCTGTGCCGTTGAATCGATACACGGTGTACGCACCTGTTGTGGTCACTGTCGGACTACCTGTCGTAGATGCGGCTGGTGTTGTGCTTCTTACAATCACGACACCTGAACCGCCACCGCCAGTGGTAAATGCAGGTGACCCACCTGAGCCAGTGCTTCCGCCGCCGCCGCCGCCTGTGTTCACGCCGCCAGCCACGCCGACAGTGCCACCGCCACCTGAGCCTGCGCTACCGCCACCGACACCGAACCTTGACCCACCTGCGCCACCACCTGCAAAGGTCAGCGATGAGCCTGTGATCGTTGTGCTTTGACCATTGCCGCCGTTACCGCCTTGTGCTGTGCTGTTGCCGCCTGCCTGACCAGCACCGCCGCCACCACCACCTGCTTCATTACCGCCGCCACCTGTGCCACCGTCATAGCCTTGACCAGCCGCACCGTTGCCTTTGGAAGTACCGCTATTGTCGCCACCTGCGCCACAGCCACCGTTACCGTTCGGACTAACGCCGCCAGCCTGTGAAATCACTGACTGCGAACCTAGTGTTGTTGAACCGAACGAACTATTGGCGTTGCCACCGCCAACTGTCGCAGTGTACGAAACACCTTTGATACAGAACATCGCAGGCTCAGCAGAAGCACCACGACCAGATGTCGCACCAGCGACATTCGTGCGAAAGCCACCGCCGCCACCGCCGCCCTGCTGAAGACCTGCGCTACCGCCGCCAGCCACGACGAGATACTCAACTTCTACCGTGTTGCTAACCGCACCACGCTTTGTCCACCCTGAGACATTCGTGCCTGAGCGTGTGCGCTCACCGTAACGCATCGCTACTCCTTATGCGGTGATGCGGTTCACATAACCGCCAATCATCACGACATTCGTTGTAGCGGCGAAAGCACGAACCACAAGCGGTGTGGAATTGCCGACGATGACGAGGCCGGGTACGACCAGAATCAGGCCAGATTCGGCGGTGATTGTTTGTTCAATCAGGTCATCAGGTGCGGACACGCCACCAAACTCAATCGTAAGTTTGCGGTCGGTCGTATCGCTGTTCACGGCATAGAGCCATACTTCGTCAATGGTCGTGGCAGTTGATGACCCGGTGTGAATGGTCGTGCCAGGCGTAGCGGTAGCGGCAACTTTGATGAGTTTGCCATCGGTTGAACCGCCGAGTTTGATTTTGCTGTATGTTGCCATTGTTTCTCCTTATGCGAATAGTGATGCCGCGAGGACGAGTTGGTCGCTGTCGTTTGTGATGCCGTATGATTGCCAAGCAGAACCTGTGTAATAATAAACCGTTTTGTCGGCATCAATGTATGCGAACATTCCTTCAGCGAGCGTCGGCTCCCCGGTTCCACCGAAGGCCGCGTCACGCGCCGCAGTAGTGGCGAACCGCATAATCGTTTGGTCCATCAGATAGGTATTCACCTGTGCCGCAGTCAGCACATCACCTGATACGAAGAGTTTCGCGCCAGCGCCAGCCATAGTTATCCGTATCCTAGCAACTAGGTGAGTGCGTTATCCGCATCCATAATGCCGTAGACCGGGTCATTCAAGATGAATGGGAACAGGACATAGGCATCGGACATCGCGACTTCCAGCCTGTGAAAACTTGGCGTGATGAGGTGCGTCAAGCGTTCAACGGTCTGATACTTCGTGACTGTGGCCGGGGTTCCTGTCTGGTAGTTGCGTTCAACCGTGACCGTGTCACCGAGTTCTAATTGATTGACTACGGTTCGGTTGCCTGAAGTGAGGCTTGAAACGAGGAAGGTCATATTGTCAAAGCGGTAACCCGGTTCCGCGTAGAGGTCAAGCAGGTCGTTCGCGAGGGTCTGCGCGGCCGCATCATCCGCCAACAACAAGTCACCGAGGCTCAAGGTGCTGATACCGAACTCCGTCTGGCTACCAGCATCGTTAGCGATTTGGCTAGTGCCGTTCTGCCGAGTTGCGACAATCTTGTTGTAGAGGAACTCTTGACCGTAGAGGATGCTCAAGTTCTGATACTTGATGCCTGTTCCGTCATTGTCGGTGAATGTGCCTGCGGATGTCGCGAACGCGGCCGAGGTACGGTCGGTGAAGGTGAGGGTTCCGTCACGCGCCACGAAGAAGAACCCCTGTTCGGCGGTCGCGATGGCTTGCGCGTAAGTGAGCGCGTTCGTGTTCGTTGCGAGTTCATAGTTGCCGAGGGTTGCGGTTCCTGTATCAATGTCGGTTGCCCCGGTGTAGGCGATTTCAGGCAGATTCAATAGGTAGTTCAACCTTGCGCCTGATAGTTCTTGCGTGGGAATACGGTCTTGCTGAGTGAATGTGTTCGCCAACAGCACGAAGTCATCAGCCGCACCGATTACCACATCCGAGATATCCGTTGATTTACCTGTCGCGTAGGAGAGGTCAATATCGGTGATTCGGCCTACGAACAGAGTTTCAGCGCCGAGTTTCACGGTCACTTTGCGGCGCGGAGTCACACCGCTACGCCCGGTCAGCACATCCCAATACGGTGAATCTTCATTCGTCGGGTCAAAGCGACGGTCGTTATTCAACAGCGTGATAGAGCAACTACCTGCCGAGAAGTTGGCGAGTTGGTCTTGGCGGCCTCGGTTGATGGATATCTGCTTCGCGTAGGCGGAGACATCGTCACCTAGCAGGGTTCCATCTAGGTAGTCTTCATCAAGAACACCGTCAGCGGCGCTGTCCAGCGTGAACACATTGACGGGAAATCCGAGTTCCATCAAGACGGTAACCGTCTCGCCCCAAGGCAGGACTGTCGCCATCAGACCGCTACTTGATACTCAGTAACGATTGGCACATAGCCGTTCGCGCGTTCATACGACTTCAAGACATCAATAATTTCGCGAGCGACGGTAGCCGGGTCAGTTCCCATACCTGCCGTGATGTTGTTGTTGATAACGGTCGTATTGTTCTGGCCGTTATTGGCGGCATTGAGCGCGGCGAGCGCCGGGTTGCTCGTTGATACGCCTTCAAGTTGGGCTTGGCCGCGAGCAACGATGTTGGCTGGTGTTTCGGCGCGAACCTTGTTCAGGATGCGTTGTGCCTCAGCGAGCGCGAGCGTGGCTTCCGCCTCATTCAAGATGGCTTCAGCGACATTGATGCGAGCGTCTTCTTCTTCGCGTTTGGCTTCCGTCAGTTCCCGTAGAGCATCTTTGTATTCGTCGGTGTCCTCGGTAGCACCGTTCAAGATTTGATTCATAAACGATTGTGCGGCGGCCTCTTGAACCGTCGCATCTCGTAATTCTTCCGTTTGTTTGACTACCGATTCCTTAGCCTTCTCAAGGTTGCGTTCCGCTTCCGCGATTTCTTCGGCGGTGGCCTTACGGTTGATTTCTTCATTGAGCGCGAGTTCGGCGTCTTTGACCCTCGCGACTGAATCACTGACTGCGAGTTTGGCTTCCGCGAGGCGTATTTCAGCCCGGCGAATCTCCGTCGCTGAAGACTCGGGGTTGAGACGCAACGCGGCGAGTTCGGCCTCGGCTTCGGTGACCGCGAAGTTCGCTTCCTCTACCGCATACTTAGAACGCTCAAGGTTCCGTTCCGCCTCAGCGACATTCTCAGGGTCGGCCTTGATATCACGCAACTTCTGTAGTTCGGCCTCAGCGTTTTTGACCTCTTGGATTGCGTCTCGTTGCGATAGCGCGGCATCACGAACCCGGCGCTGTGCCTCTTCATACTGTCGCGTCGCGTCAATCGCTTGCTTGCTGTCCTTCGGGAATCCCTTCACAACCTTGTTGAAATACTCTTGCGCTTTGCTCGCGTTCGCGGTGGCCTCCGTAACAGAACGCTCAGCCGCCTCACGCGACCTCGTCGCCGCAGTCATTGACCGTTGCGCGTCATAACTACCCTTCAAAGCAGAAGTGAACTCCGTGAGTTTCTCCTGAAATGTCTTTACTTCTTTCGCCGCACCAGAAGCCTTGTTGCGTGACTGCTCAACCTGCTTGTTCCATTCCTCAATAGCGCCAGCAGAAGCCAACCGTGCCTTGAACTCTCGTTGCGTCTGAGTCTCAAGACGCACCAACGCAGCACTCCACGCAAGAGTTGGTGTCGTTTGAACCGCGCTATTGAACGCCGATTGAGCCGCACGAGCCGTATTCAGCCGCGCCTCATACCGAGCGATGGCATCAGTCAGGTCTTGATAAGCCCGGCTCGTCGGGTCAGTCACCGCGAGTTGCGCCTTCAACCCATCAATAATCTTCTGCGCAAGGTTCGGGTCTTGATTCAGGAAGTTCTCAAACGCTTCATCCGCCGCCTCAATATTGACCTTGATGCCACCTACGACGAACTGAAAGTCACGGCCGAACTCGTTGAACACATCGTTCAATCGCAGTTGGTCTTGAATCGTGCGAGCAGTCTTGATGAACGATTCAGCAACCGTCGCCGTATCTTGCGCCGTTCCCATCGCCATATCATCAACAGCGATAATCACTTCTTCGGTCGCAACCTTAATTTTCTGCCCCATATTCATCGCCGAGTTACCGATAGCGAAGAAGGTCTGCGCAAGGGCTACAACGGCGAATACCTTGCCAACCGCCATCACAGCCTGACCAACTTTCGTGAGTTGGCCTTCCGCGTCCTTCAACGCGAGAACCGCTTGCACGGTGTCTATCGCCATCAACTTCTGGTAGGTCGTGTAAATCTTCGTGACCGCCGCGACCGCGACTATTGACGCCGACAGCGTTGCGAGAACCCCGGCGAGAGCCAAGAACGCGGTGCGGTTATTCTGCGCGAATGTCGCCAGCGACGAGAACACAGGCACGATGGCTTCCACAACAGGAAGCAACGCGACACCGAAACTCTCTTGAAGTTCCCCGACCTGATTCTTCAACCGTGTGAGTTGCCCGGCCGTAGTCTCACCCATCGCCTCTGCGGAACCCCCGAATGTGTCCGTCAGTTCCTTGAAGATTTGGTCAAGGCTTTGGCCTTCCTTGATGTTGTCGCGCAACATCGGGCTGAGCATCTGTAGTGCGCGGTAGTTCCCTGTGTGGGCGCGAGCCAACGCTGAAGAGACTTCAACGAGGCCTTGCCCTGTTGCCGCCGAGATATCCATCGCCAACCTGAGCGAAGACTGCGCGGTGCTGAGGTCACCTGTAGTACGCACCAACGCTTCCAGCGCTGGGCGCATCTCGCTATCCGTGAAGGTTGAAGAAGCCGCGAGGCTCGCGATGTATTCCTCGTTCGCCTCAATCTGCCCTGTCGTCGCATCCGTAGTGTTGCGGATGGTGAGCGCGAGTTTCTCCTGCTCTTGCTGGTCTGCTATGGCCGCTTTGACCGCGAACCCTGCCGCCGCCGCAAGCCCGGCGAGAGCCGCCGCCGCAGGAATGGCGGCCTTCTGAATCGCGAACTGAGCCTTCTGGCTCGTCGTCTCCAGCGTCTTGAACTCTTCAATCGCTTTCTTGATGCCTGAGCCATCAAACGCTGAGATGATATCTACGCCAAGTGCCATACCTATTCAGCCTTACCCTGAACGAGCCTTGCGCGGATACGAGAGTTCTGCGCCTTGATACTCAACGCCACCGACTTCTCAATCAACGGCAGATGCTTCTTCGTGTACGGGAACATAATGCGCGAACGGAAGCCGTTACCACGCGACTTCGTGCGCAGATGCTTATCAAGGTTCTGAATAAACCTGTCGCCCTTCGGATTCTTCATCGCTGAACCTGCGACATCATAGACCTGACCGCCAGCGTTCATCTGTTGTAGCCGCAAGATACCGACCGTATTCACATTCGCCACCGGGTTACTCTTGATACGCGGCACTACGGCCTTCACACCGCGACGGACATTCATCGGATTGTATGGCGGCATACGAGCCGCGCCACGCCTACGGCCTTTCTCACGCCAGAACTCAAGAGGCGGCTTACCGGGGAACGCTGTACCTACGGCAGTAGCGATAGGTGCGGCCGAGTTCACCAGATTCTTGGTGACTTCCTTGTACAAATCCTTATCGTATGAACGGAGTTCACGAAGCAAGGCGTTCAGCATCGTCGCGTCTACGACGATATTGAAGTGATACGCGCTTGAAGGAACCGCCATAACTGTTTATCTTACTCTCATCTGCGTTTCGCTCTATCGGCTCGCCACTGTAGATACGCGAACATTGTCGCAATCATTTCGTCTCCTGCTTCTAGCAGAAGTTGTGGTGCGATTCCTGTTTCAACCGATAGCCCGGCGATTTGCCAATGCGCCGAATCGCGGTCAGGTGTTAGTTGCTGGCTTTTGGGTCGTCGCGCACCTCAACGGCTTCAACCGTTGAAACCCAATCAGGCTCAAACTTCAGAGTCGTAGAACCGCGCCGCTTCTCGCTGTGCCACGCGAGCCACGCAAGGTCAGTGAGTTGCATATCGGCCTCAAGTTTCACGACGCTACGGCGGCGCTCTTTCTCAAAGGCGATGAAGTCAGGGAACATCGCATCAACATCGGCGCTCTGCCCGTTCATGAACTTGACTTTCAACTGAATCTTCACTTCGTGCCTCCTGATTGTTATTGAAGATTACTAAACGATGATTTTGGTAAGCGTTCCACCAGTGAAGGTAAGTGTTACGGGTGAAGTCGCGCCGACATCACCAGCCGCGATAGGCGTGTGCGAGGCCAGGTAGCAACCTGCCAAAGAGTACAAAGGGTTCTGTGCCGAGTTCGCACCGCTGGTTGGTTGTACCGTAACCGTGGTTGTCGTTCCGACGAGTGGGTAAATGGTTGCTTCCACTTCCGTTGCGGCGAAGTCCTGATACAAAGTTACTTCCAGCGTGTTGTTCTGAATACCACCGACTGAGGCACGGTTGCCGCCCATCACGGTTGCGTCTTGCGCTTCAATTTCGTAAGTGAGCGTGACGGCGTTCGCGCGGTCTGAAAGATTGACGCCGTTGATTCCGACTTGAACATCTTTGAATGCGATGATGGCCATAGTTATTCCTCAACCTTCGGTTGTTTGTCGTTACTGTTCTTGATTACTTTGCTACCGATTTCAGCGATGTGGCCGCCTTCAAGTAACGCATCCACATTAGCACCAGCGAGGTCACTTTCGCTCACAGTTGAACCTGCCGGGTGATTCGCGAGGCGTGAAGAAACTACTTTGAACTGTTTCATATCCGACATACTAGCCGTTCACAGTCACTTGTGTCGCGATTTGTAGATATTCCGCATCAGCCTGCTGAAGTGCCGTGATATCCGTAGAAGAAGCCACCGTAAGACTCTGAGCCTTGCCGCCGAGCGTCTCGTCTCCCTCAATGGCGGCGCGGATTGACTTCGTACCTGAGAACGCGAGATAGTCATCAATGTCGGCGTTCGCGCGGTCATCCGTCCACCTACCGACAATCACATACACGACGCAGTCGTAGACGACGAGGCCGCCACCCATCGCACGGTGATAGTTCACCTGCGTAATCACAGGATACGCCAACGGCGGAACGATATTCGCAGGCTGATAGTTGAAGGTTCTCAGGCCGCTGATAGTCGCGAGCCTGTTCTTCAACCCGGTCAAGACCTCTGAAGCAGTAGCCGCCATCAGGCGATACCCATCTTGCGGTACTGATTCAAGAAGTCGCGCACATCAGGGTCTACGGCTCGCACCTGAAGCGCCATATCACCGAACCCGACAACGCCGAGCGCAGAGTTGTAGCGAGCGAAACCTCGCATAGCCAGCAGAACGCAAGCCTCACGCACATCCTCAGGAGTAGACGGATAACCCCAACTACCTGTCACCTGAACGCCGGGGAGAGGCGGAACGGTGAACATCGGGAAGGTCTTACCGCCTACGGCCGTGATGCGGAAGTAGGGGATGCCGAGAAGGTTCGCGTCATACGGTTCAAGGGCATAATCCGTGTTCGCTGTCCAGACAGTTTCAAAGGTTCCGTCACCGTCATCGTCGGTGCTGAGCGTCGTGATTGAAACGAGGTCATCACGCAGAAACACCGAGAGGTCATCGTGCGCGAACATCTTCACAGTCGCCGTTTGACGATAGAAGTACCTACCGCAATAGCCGTCAATACGGCGAGACGCGGCCTCAATACAGTTCTCAAGAAGCGTGTTATCGGTGTTATCCGTGATACGCAACGCGGCCTTGAGTTCGCTCAGCGTACAGTAACCGTTGTTGATGCTCATCAGCGGCTCTCAGTCTTCTTGCGCCGCTTGCCTTTCGTAACGGTTGCTACTTCAACTTCAGGTTCAACGGAAGCAAGTTCACGCTGACCCAAAGAAGCCAGCACTTCATCAACAGCCGCGACTCGTGCGTGAAGACCGCGCGAAACATACCCGGCGCGTTCAGCCAACAGGCTTTGAATCAACGATGCTTTCTTGTCCATAAAGACCTCCGACCAAGAGAGACTATCCCAGCGCGGCGACCCCACCACAATCAGGTGAGGTCGCCGCCGCTATTCAGGGAAGTCAATCAGAAGGTCGGGGAGATGAGACCCGTGCCACCGATGAGAGCGAACGCATTCGGGTAGCGGTTCGCGGTGAAGGCTGAGTAGCCGTACACAATCATCGTGACATCAAGTTCGGCGGCCTTCGGCTGTTCAAAGCGAAGCATCATCGGTGCGCCATCGCCCTGTTCCCAGAGGTGGGCTTCCTGCGTGTTGCCGATGATGATGACATCCTCGTTGCTTCCAGCGCCATTGGTCGTCAAGACATTCGCGTCGGTGATGACCGGGAGGCCTGCGATGGTGTAGCCGCTGTTGCCGTAGACGACTGACGAAGAGCCAGTCGCGACTGCGTTCATCGGACCGTGCGGAGTCGGAACCGCGAGTGGGCGGTTCGTGGTGTCCACTGCGGCGAGAATAAACGCGAGACGACGCGGGTGCATCAAGATGAAGTTCGGACCACCGAAGAAGTTGGTCTGGATGCGCTGAACGGCATCAAGCAACTTCGGGTACAGTTCCGCGACACTCGGGCTGGCGTCGGTGTAGGTCACGACTTGCGTGATGACATTCGTGAGCGAGGTCGCGCTTGTGGTGACGAACAGCGAGTCAAGGTTCGTGTGGTAGGCGGAGACGAGGTCTGCCATCACGAGCGAGTCAATGCCTGTGCCACGCTCAAGAGCCTGACGCGAGACATTCTGCTGACCAGCGACGGTCACGACCGAGACATCCAACTTGGTGTCGTCCATGTTCGTTTCTTGAACAGCCGCACCTTCGGTCTGAACGGCAGTTGCCGACCCGGTGGTGACTTTGCTGATGCTGAGCGTCAGACCCGAAGCAGGCAGAGCGTGCTTACGAGCGACATCAAGGAATGGGCGACCAGCGCGAGCGAACGGTGCGGCGAGTTCGGTGAGGAACTGCGGCACGATGAGGCCAGCGAAGTTCGCGCTGGTGACATCGCGGCGCTCTACGCGCTCTTCAGCCATGTGCCGGGCGAGACGCTCTTGAGCCGAGAAGTCATTGCTGAACTGCGCGGCGTAAGCGTCACGCACGAACGAGTGCTGTGCTTCGGGTGCGTAGGTGCGAGGCTCGGACTTAACCGAGGTCACAGCCGATTCAATCTTCGTGTTGGCGCGAACCTCAGCCGCTTTGGCCTGACGCTCTTCCAACTCTTCGTGGCGCTTGATTTGCTCATCAAGGTCGCGCACTTCATCCAACTTCGCGGCGATTGCCTTGTCCTCATCAGAGGTGAGGTCGCGCTTCTCCGCTTGTGCGGCGGCGACGAAGCCATCAGCGTCTGCGAGCAGAGCCGAACGCTTTTCTTTGAGTGTGTCCGAATACTTCATTTGGGTTTCTCCCGGTGAGTAGTTGCTTTGGACAGTGGTGGCTTGAAGTGAGTTATCGGCTTCGCTCCGACTGCTTGTATTTCGCTATCGCCAACTGATTCTTACGAATCAACAAACTATTAGCGACATCTACCATAGCCGTTTGATTACGGCTTCGCAACTCGGCCACAGTCTCCTCATAGGCCGGGAAGGTAACGATTGAAACATCGTAAAGTTGAACCTCTTTGAGTTCCCTCACGGAACGGTCATTAGACCAAGAATCCTTGATTGTTCTGAACGCGAAACTCATCTGAGTCATATCGCCTCGGCGCATCGCCGACAAGACGCGCATCGCATCAGGGTTCGCCGGGTCAAGTTCTGCTTCAACCTTGAGGCCGCGCTCATCTTCTTCAAGCGACATCGTTCCTGACTTCGTGCGCGCAAGCGGCACACCTTCGTGGTCAATCAAGAGGCGCACATCAGCGCCATCATTCAGCGTCTTGGAGAACGCGCCACGACGAACGAACTCTGTCCACGGCAACGGTTCACTAGGTGAATCAAACACGGCCGCGTAACCGACAAGCATATTGTTGTCGCCTTCAGCGCGAATTTCGTAGTTAGTGAACGCGAGCGAACGACGCTCATCAACGGTCTTCGTGACCCATCCGTTCGTTGCCAAGGTTTCGGTCGCCATTTCGTTGTTCATCATAGACGATTCATTCAGCCGTTTGCTCGTCAAGTCTTGCGACTAGCCGTTCCGCGTAATCTTGAGCGCGACGAGCCGAAGCCTTACTGCTACCGCCACCCCATAAGAGCATCGCGACCAAGCCCGGCGTAATCTCATTCCCTTGAACGGCATCTAAATCAACGATGTGCCTAGCAATCCAAGGACCAATCTTCCGCCACTTCTGTTCTGATAGTGCGTCACCGTTAGCCATCTTCCGCGCATCTTCAACGGTCTGCGGCCGTAGACCGCCACCGCTTTCACCTTCTTCGTGTAACGCGAGGCCGCGCCTAGCCGATGCTCGCATAAAGCCCGGCGCGACGAGATTTATTTGTCGCGATTCGTATTCCATCTCATCATCAACTTCTGCTTCATCACCGTCTTCTTCTTCCGCCTCAACGACCACGACAGGAACGGTCTCCGTTTCGGAAGATGACGGAATCACCCAGAAGCGGCACAACCCTTCCATCGCTATTTCGCCAGCGACAATCTCACATATTCCTTCCTCATAGAACACGCAGTTACCGCACATAATCCCTTCAGACTTGTATGGCGATTCTGCCTTGTATCCGCAACCGTTCGGGCTGTTGTCCTGCGAGAACTGACCGAAGGTTTCAGAGATTGCTTCAAGAACGCCATAAAGCATCTTCTGGCGTGGAATGAGATTCTCTTCACCGTCGCGTTCAGAAATCGCGGAAGCGGCCTCCGTGTCTTGATAGGCGGCTTCTACCGCGACCATATGCGCAAGGGCATCGGTACGGCTGGTATGGCATCCGCCCGGTATCGGCGTGTTGCTTCCTTCCTTTACGACCGCCCAACCTGAACAGCCATCCGCCGTATCGGTAATCGTGTACGGCATCCTCAATCACCATTAGGCAACAGAACACGAACATCAGCCGAAGCGCCCGTATCGCACACCGCATACAGCAGTTCCTTGAGTGGAACGAAAACTTCGTGCGGTGTATCGTGCTTTTCAAAGATGAGGCCGTTCGCATAGGTGACATTGCTTCCACCGACAGCGATAGCAGTGTTGCCTGTGACATTGATGTAGACGGTTCGGTTGATGTCATCCGCCGCAACGATGATTGAGCGCTCGTCTGTGACTGTGAACTGTAATGACCTCATAGTTATTTACCTTTCAGGTGGTACTGCGTCTGTTCCTGCTGGGGGCAGTGTACTCGGATTCACGAACGCATCTCCGCCTTCATACGGTTCACGGTTCTCTTCTTGTCGCGCCTCGTTCGGTGACAGAGTACCTGAAAGAATCTGAACTCTTTGTGCGTTCACGCGAGTCATCAAATCTGCGCGCATAAACTCATCCGCGTTGAAACGAACCTTCTGCGTCAAGGGAAGCATTTCGCTAATCGCATCCTCAATACGGCGCATCCAAGGGAGAAGCGTGTAGCGAACGAAGTTGATACCAGCCTGCTCAACATTCTGATAAGTCTGCGAATCGCCACCTGAACCGAGAATCAGATTCAACGGAATACGGTAGGCGCGAGCGATATCGCGGATGATGCTCTCGCGATGCTCAATCATCTGCATATCCGACGCGCTGACGGTGACGCTACGCCACTTCAAGCCGCCTGAAAGAACAGCAGGTCTGCGGCGCTTGTTATGCGAATCTTCCCAAGTCTGGCGAAGAAGGTCTGCCGCTTGTGGCGTTAGTTGTTGTTCAGTTTCAAGAACTGATGATGGCGTTGCGCCTTCGCCGTAGAACTGCGAGAGGAATCTGTCCATCGCGATGCCCATACCGATTGTGTTGCGTTGAACCTCAAGCGGTGAGAGGCCGCGAGTCTTGCCGGGGAACAGAACCCAATGGATTGCGCGTATCTCGGCAGGCGAATACTTCTGTCGCCCAATCTCCCAATAGAGCGAACCGTCATCAACATCAATGAATCCTTTGATTTGATTCGGGTGAATGTTCTTCATTTCTGGCGGTAGTTCGCCGGGTCGGCGTGGCGCGTAGATGTACGCGGAACCGTGTAGCGCCAGCATCAAGACCGTCTGATGAATGAAGTCAAACATCGTCTGGTGTTCGTTCGGCTTGATGAGAACTGATGGTGTCGGTAGTTGCTCAATACGGCCTGCGCGTTCACGAGTCAGTTCAAGCGGCATCACCGCGATAGCGTCAGCGAGAAGCGTCACCGCCGCCATCAAAGCCGACTGTGCGAACGCTGTGTTCTCATTGACTATCTCGCCTGAATAGTTGTTGTAGAGAGGCCGAGCCGTAATCTGGTACGGGTCAATGTTCGTCGGTAGTGCGCGCTGTTCAGTTCTCTTGAAGAGGCTCATTCAAGTAAGTATCCAATCCCGACCAAGGCGATGCCAGCCACGACTAATCCAGCCGCGACCGACACAGATGATACACCAATCACGACCAAACAAGCGCCTATCAACTCAAGAAGCGTGGTGAATGTGCGCCGGGTCAGTAGCCGTTTCAATCCCATACATTCACCACACTAGGGCCATCAACGACTTTCTGCCTACGGGTCGCCCGGTCTACTGCCATCACCATCGCGATACAAGCGTCAATCTTGCGGCGGCTCTTGCCTTTACTCAAGCGCCAACCCGAATCAGTCATACGCTGTGCGGCCGACAACACTTGGTCGGTGAAAGTTGGTGAGCCATCGTGAGCAACCTTCCCCTGAACTATCAGTTCATAGGTCTGACCGCAGGCTGGCACCATTCGCTGACCTGACTGAGGGAACTCCACCATCGGTAGACCATCATCAACGAGAGCCTCCGCTGAACGCTGAAAGTACGCCGGGTCAAACGCGAACTCAGTGACCTTGTAGGTCTGGTGAACCTGCCGCAGGTAGGCCTCAACCTCTGAGACATCCACTCCCTCGTCCTTCGGTTGCCAAATCTTAGAACGCACCACCACGCGCTCGGCTTGCGGTTGCGCGATGACGACCGCGATACTGTCGTGCTTCAACGCCATATCAATCCCTACCCATACAGGTAGTTCAAGGTCTAGGTCTAGGTCGCTGACGCAACGCTCCCAAGCGCCGACAGGTAGCCACGACTCCTGTGTTCGTACCCACTGATTCAAGCGCCAGCGTCGGAACGCTGATTCGGTGGTCTGCTTCGTAGCGGTCGCCATATCTTCAGGGTCAAGCAAGCCTTCAGCGATGTTCGGGTTGGCGCGATGCCACTGCTTGCGGTCGTTGATGTCGCAGTCGGCGGCGGCCTCCCACCACCAGAACCCGAACGACTCATCATCAACCTCACCAGACGCGCACTGCTTCCCGTAGTGATACAACCGCCCGGCCAGCGAATCTAGGTTGAAGCCTGCTGTCGTGATGCTCAACACCAACGGCTCAAGGCGAGCGCCAGAACCGAGCGTCATCTGGTCAAACAGTTCACTGTCTCCCTGATTCCACAACTCGTCAAACAGAACCGTTGAAGGGTTGAGGCCTGCCTGAGACTTGAACTCAGACGACAACACGCGGAACACGGAACCGAACGCTGGCATCTCCAAAGCATCCCGATACACCTTCGTCACCTGAGACAACATCTCAGAGTTCTGAACCTGCTGACGCGCTTCATTGAAGATGATTCGCGCCTGCTGTCTGTCGCCTGCTACTGCGTACACCTCAGCGCCCGGCTCGCCAGCAATCATTGAGTAGACCGCTATCGCTGAACCCATCAGCGACTTCCCTTGCTTACGCGGCAAGCCAATAAGTGCGCGGCGATACCTCAACCGCCCAGCATCATTACGCTCAAACAGGCCGCGAAGAAGCCACTTCTGCCACGCTGTGAACTCAAGAGGATTACCAGCGCGGAATCCCTTCAATACGCGGAAGTGATTCTCCGCGAACTTGATTATCTCATCGCCATCAGTCTGCTTGTAGCGGCGCTGAGTGTAGAACGCAGGTTCCCAAGCGCTCTTAGGCTTGATTCCTCTTTGCTTGGATTCTGGCGCGGATTTCGTGGAGGTCACTGTTCTTACTCTCGCCCAATCCTAGATTCGCCCGGTCAGTAGGAGAGAATCCAATCTGTCCGAGCAACGAAGCAATCTGCCTATCAAGTTCACGCAACCCTCTTCTCTCGCGCCACGAGCCGGGGTTCAGCATAACCTGATTCCTCAACTGAACGCGCTCATCTATCGCCTCACACGCCATCAGGACTATCTCCGCATCCATATGCGGTTTGAGCCAAGCCGCGCCAGCGTTCCAGACAGCATCCCACATCCTGCGTCCGAACGCAGTCGCAATCGGCCTATGCGGTTCTGGCACTTCCCTAAACGGCAACACGATTACTTCCGCGCTATCGCGTGGCAACGCACGCTTGCCCGGATTGCCTATTCTGCGTTTCTGCTCAATCGGCTTCGGCCTTCGGCCTGAACCTTTACCACCCATCGCTACTCCACATCGTTGATTTATCATCGTAGTTCACGCGCCAAGAAAATGGGATTATTCGCGGCTGTATGCGCGAGGCGAGCGCAGGGGTGAACAGCCCGACCGTTTCCAAAAAAATCGTCGCAGTTGGCGGCCGACGCTGATTAGCGTTGAAGGTTACCGCGACTGCTGTTACAACTGCGGTGTGCTGGTAGAAGTGGGGAGTCTGGGTCGCCGGGGATGATGTGGTCTGCTGTCCAGATGTCGTTTGGCTTCTCACCTTGTCCACATAGCCAACAGATTGTTGCGTTGTCGCGTACTTGTTTGGCTCTCTTGCGGTAGTTGCCTGAGTAATGCGGCCTGAAGGGTTTCGGGTGTTGTCTATTCCATCTGGCTTGACAGGGTTCGCATCGTGAGCCTGTGGTGCTGATGTTGCCGCAGTTGAGGCAAGGCTTACCTATCTTGCCCATTTGATTATCTGATGTTCATCAGGTGCTTAGGTTTCTTGCGTTGCCTGATGGCGATGTGCGAACCGTAAGGCCAGCCGGGCTTATCCCTGACTGCTATCCACTCTGGGTAGTTTTCTACGAGGTAGGCGCACTCGCGTATCTTGTCGGGCATTCGTTCTTCCTTCGTGCCTGCGCCACCTTCTGTATACCTATCAAAGTCAGGCAGTACCCACTGATTGACTACTACCACGCCGAAGGTTCTCAGGTTGAGTGCGGTGAAGCAGTAGTCGTCTTGTAGGTGTACCTGTTCGTCGTACCTGAGTTTCGTCTTGCGTACGATGATTGCCCTGCCATCAGCCAGAGTGTTGAGTTTGTAGTGCTTGGCTCTGAATAGTGGATTGTCTATGTTACAGAAGCCTGCGAGATGGCCGCCGAGTTTGTCTGTGTAAGTAGCCAATTCTTGGCATCTCTTCAAGAACTGTGTAGCCGTTATCGGGGTCTTGAACCTTTCGGCATAGTGCCTTTGATTCGTCGCGTTGATAGGTATGTCGGTGTCGGTGATGCGGTCGTGATTGCGTAGTTCGCTGATGGCCTTCAGGTCATCCACTAGGAACAATGCCCACTCGCCTTCTTCCATCATCTCAAGAGCACTGTTACGGTTACGGGCTATCCCTTTCGGGTTGCCTGTCGCGATGATTCGGTCAGGGTTGGCTGTGCCGTGTTCTATGAATCTGGCCTTCTGTTCCTCGGTATGGCATAGAACGATGTGGTCAATGCCTTCACGCTCAAGCGCTGTTGGGGTGGTCATAGTGGCGAACCTGTCGTAGGCGAATACGAATGTCTTCACAGTTAGCCCCGATAGACGCTCTCGGCGTGTGTCGCGTCGGCTCGGCGCTCACACAGTTCCACTATCGCCGGGTCATTCGCCTGCTGTTGAGATGGCACGAACCTCGCCTTGTAGCGTTCGCTGGTGTTCGGCCTAGTCAGCGAGCAGTAGTACATAGCGAGGGAAGTGCGCGTCACGGTAGTCGGACAACGCAACGGTTCAGGGAAGCCGTGCCACGAGTTATCTCCTGTGGCGAATAGAACAGCCTTGTTCCAGCCCGGCTCAACTTTCTTGATGAAGTGTTCAGGCTTACCGTCACCTGCCCACAGTTCTAGTTGCCCTAGCCATTCCGTTCGCCATTCAGGGTTCAGGTAGATGATGAGGTTGAGTCTGCGTTCGGCGAACAACTTTGGATGTATCGCGTAGTCAATGTGTAGGTTCAGGTGGCCGCCTGCCTTCGTTCTGTGGATGCCGCCACCGTGTAGCCCGGCGTCAAGGAACAATCCGTCAAGGCCAGTCAGGTGTTGTATCGCCGCGTTGATGTAAGGGTGATTCATCGCCGCGAATACCGCATAGGTGTCGCTCGTGAAGTCGTTCCACTGATTGCTCGCTTCCTTGCGTTCAATAGCGGAGTCGTAGACATAACCTTGTAACGACTTCTGCTTACAGTCGTTGCGTACTGTCTCAGCCACCATCTCAGGTAAGAACCCGTCTATCTCGGCGTGGCCATACGGCTCGTCACGCCAATCAGCGTTCGCTAACCGTGACGCGATATGCGTGACGAATCCCTCAAGGTCAAACCTCATCAGCGTCATCCGGCACTTCAGTAAGCGGTATGAAGTAGCGGTAAGTGCCGCCGAGTAGTTGATTCTCGTTCTCCAGCGCAAGCCAAGTAGGTGCGTCAGGGTCGCAGAGGCAACCGACAATCGCGCCGGGCTTCCCGACTACGACTGCCTTACAGGTCATACAGCGAACAATCATTCCGTGTAGGTGTCCTGAATCTTCGTGGCCTCGCGGCTTGCGCGTTCAGCCTCTTCTTCACGGCAACCGCATTGGCGGATGCGTTCCTTCACATACCAGACGAGCGTGAATCGGTAAGCGTCGTTCTTACGGTAGATGAGTGGCGTTACTCCGTGCCAGAAGCGTTGCCCTTCAAAGATGCTCAACGAGTGGTCAGGTACACCGAGGCATAGTCCGAGTTCAGGGATGTTGAGTGCGCCGCCTTCCGTGTGCGCTCTGAGCGTCAGCATCATTGACCAACTGCCGAGAAGGTTGCCTGCGTCTTTGTGATACGGCAACGCTGACCTGTCGTTCACGATTCCTGAAGTGAACGGTGTTCCAGCGATAAGCCAATCGGGATGTATTTGCGTACGCACTAGGTCTTCGTGCTGTGCGGCCTGCTTCGGGAACTCTTGCTGGAACTTGCGCCACGCGGCAACTGAGATGTCTTCAATCATCTTGCGATACTCAGGATGCTTCGCATAGAGGCGACCGTCGCGGCAGGCGTAACGCTTCTTCGCTTGCTCGGGTGGCGTAGTGCCGAAATATTCGTTAGCGGCGCGTATGCCAGACATACGGGGGATGCCGCCTTTGTTGTTGCGGCCGAGCGTTTGGAACTTCACGCCGAATCGCAAGAACCGCGTCAGGTCTTTGAGCGTCTGCTCATTCTGACCCCACTCAAGAAACTGCCCTACCGCAGGTTCGCCATCTACATAGGCGAGCAGTTCACCGTCTACACCGGGTACTTGCGATGCGGCTTCAAGCCGTACCGCAGGTTCCCATTCATTGACCGTCAGTTGGTAACTGTTCATAGGCCGCGTTGATGATTCGCTTCAACAGTTCGCTGTTGTCGTCTTCGCCGTACTCTTCACGCAACGCCTTCAGTTTGATTGCCATATCCGTGTAGTCAGCAACGCTCAACGGGAAGAGCAAGGTTCGCGTGTCGCGCTGTTCGTAATCTGCCTTGTTCTCCGTGATGGAGTTCCCGACATACGCTTCACCGAGCGTTCCTTCAAGCCTGAACAGTAGGTCGTCAAGGTCATCCCCGGTAAATAGTGAACCGTCAAGGCCGCTGTTCGTAGCGGTCAGTTCCTTCAACAGGTCAGCGAGAGCGCGGTCGTCGTACATCGCGAGGTCATTCGCACGGTTGTCCACCAACAGAATCCTGATGGCTTGCTCGTCATCACAATCAACGAAGGTTGCCGCAATCTGTTGCCAGCCGAGAGACTTTGCCGCGAGGAATGTGTGATTGCCTGCGAGGATGTACCCGGTGCTTTTCTGAACGACGATGGCGCGATATTGACCGTGCGCGTTCAACGACTGTGAAATAGCGCCGACATCACCTTGACGGACATTCTTCGGGTGAGTCTTGAAGTTGCTTATCGGTTGCGCGAGATGCGCGATTTCTTCTCTGATGTTCATAATACTCCTACTACGAGCGTAGCCTACAACTCGGAGAAGCGCCTACCAGCCATCTTCTTATTGAAGTGCGGAATGTTGTTCGCAGGGATTCCGATACGGTTCGTGGGCAGGAGTATCGCCAGCAGGTCTGATGCGTCTTGCGATAAGTAGCCTGCGGCGGCCATCTCGGCCTCGCCGGGGAAGACATCAGCGTGACGGTCACCATCCTCAATCAGGTCATCTGATAGGCCGCCTGTTGAGAAAAGGTAGCGGAAGTTCACAGGGAACTCACCGAACTCTTTGAACATCTTCACTTCTTTGGTGTAAGCGTAGAACAGCACATCGGGAACGAGCCGGGCTATCTCAACCCACAACGCGAGATAGTCAGCGTTGAAGAAGTCGCCTGCGTCGTGAATGCGAACGGCCTTGCCGCCTGTGTTTATCCATTTGCGTAGATACGGGATGAGGCGGCTCATATCAACGCCATCGGGCATCTGACGCGGCTTGCCTGACGGTCTGAACTTTCGTGAGCCGAGTTCCGCGACCATCTGTTCCTGAAACAGGTACGGTGAGTTGAGAATCAGTTCAAGGTTGCGCGTGTGCGCCGCCTTCACATTCTTGAACAAGTAAGTACCGTTCCTCGCGTAGCACACTTTCGCGCAAGCGCCAGCGTTCGGGCAAGTCACGAACAGCGAACCGTCGCTAAGCCTCGCGTACCACGCCGGGATTGAGAAGTTCCAGATGCCGTGCGGCCTGAGTTCACTGTTCTGGGTCAGCAGTGCCATATCGTTCCATCTTGACTCGCGTGTGGCTGTGCCGCTTCGGGTTACAACAGGTCGGCGGCTGAGACGAACTCACGAACAGCGTCACCGTGTTCTCGCATTTCGGGCAACGCCACCGTTCTTTGACCTTCGGCCTACTCATAATCCCTAACCGCCAATCCAATGAGCAACGAAGCCAACGCCATCACTATCAACGCTAGGACACTAGATAGCATGGTCGGCCTCCAGACGGATGATTCGGCGGCAGATGTCTTTCATCAGTTCGTTCGTCAGGACTATTGATTCGTATGGGCTGACCGCTTGCCCGGTGATGACTTCTTTGAACTCAATCGCTTCTATCGCGAGCATCACTTCTTCAACTGTCTTCGGCCACTGATTCCACGCCACCTCGGTCACAATTCCACACCTTGCTGGATGTGTAGGCGCAGACGGTCAATCGTGGCCTGTTGGCTCTTGACGGTTTGCTCAAGTTCCGTGACTCGTTCCCAGAGGATTGAGTGCTTGAGTTTGTGTTCGGCGGCCAATGTGAGCGCCGCGTCACGCTCTTCCCGTAACTGTTCGTTGCTGGTGGACAGGTCGCCGCAACGCGCCTGCCATTCCGCTATCTCAGCGATGCTTTGATTTGACATTGAGTTTCTCCCTCTTGATGATTTCAGCCCGAAGGCTGGCGATTGTTCTAACTAACGATTCCTCATCGGCTTGACCGACGAAGACTTTCTCTAGGAACCTTACGGCATTCCGTAAATCTGTGATTGTCATTTGAATCCTTCTTGGGGTTGTTCCCCGGCCTCAACTTGGGCGGATGTTGAGGCCGGGGAACGGATGGGTTGCTCACTTAACGATGGTGAGCAGAGTCTTGAACGCCTCCGAGTCGCTCAGTTCAGTTTGCCCTGTGAGGTTGTCCATCATATTCCTCTCAACGCGGATGGTGTCACCTCGCGTCGGGCGGATGTGCTGTCGGTAGGTGTTCACGGCTTGTACCACGCCGAACCCGGTGTTACGCCAAGGCGCAACGCGAGGGTCGTCTGCCCACAACGCTTGATAGGCGGCGCGGTCACCGTCAGCCTTCGTCGTGGCGGTCTTGCTCGCATCCTTCTTCAACGGCACAATGCGTTCCACAAACTTCGTGTAGTTCGCATCGCTGACCTTGACCTTGAGCAGTTGCTCAATCTCTTTGGTGAAGGACTCACCGAGACGGAACACGATGTTCAAGGCTTCACGAGCCTCCGCTATCCGCATTTGGCTGTTGGCCGTATGGCGGATTCGGTACTCCTGACCTTCCTCGCGGAGAGCCATCGCCCGAGTGTTGTCGCAGACAACTACCGTCACGCACCGCTTGTAGGTGGTGGCGATACTGCCGTTGAACGAGGTCGTCGCGAGCAGGTGCGGCCTGAACTCCACATCGGCAACCTTCAGATTCTCAGGCATCTCAATCTGAAGCCACGCGATAGCGCCTCCCTTGAGTAGCCCGGCTGAACCGATGGCGAGTTCGCTGTCGTCAATGATGTCGGACACCTTTGATAACAGCACCTCGTCGTACTGATGCGGCTCATAGGACTCGGATACGACTCCGAGAACCTCGTGGCTGTCATCACGGATGATTGCCTTACGGTTCGGAACCGTAATCAACTCGTGATGATTCGGCGCGTGAAT